TTTAAAATCTACTCTCGATATAGAAGTATAATTACCAGCAGTTGATGGTAATGCAATTGTCGTTGCAGTACCATTGATAGAACCTCCATCAATATCTACAAAATTTGTCACAGCAGATTTATCAAAGAATGGATATACTCTCATCTTTGGATACATACCATCTACTTTAAATGTTACATTTCTTGCACGAATAAATGGAATTAAATCTTGTCTAACTATTTCAGTACCAATTACTTCATCAACAAAAACTTCTCTTACAAAAGTTCTTTGACCACTTCTTACTTGGTTTGTTGTTGTTGATTCAATAATCTGTGCTGTTCTACCTCTGTTTCTACCAAATGTTCTTCTACCAGACCATGTAGTTTCCCATGCATTCCAAACTGTACCTAATGCATTTCTTTCGTTTGCTGCATTTTCAATTTGGTTAAAATTACCCTCTAGATTAATTATGATTGCAGGTAATCTATTTACTTCAAACCACTCATCACCAGATGGGTCAAGTTTCATATCACCAATCCACTGATAAAATAACATTGTGTTTACATTTTCAATTCTTGTTGCATAAGGTTGTTCAATAACTACTTCATGTGTATATGGTAATGTAATTAAATCACCAGTTCTTGCATAATTATTATTTGCTCTTAATGTGTCTGTATCATTCTTCTCAAGTAGTGATATACCTTTTTGAACATATGATGGTCTTAATTCACCATTTTCGTAATCTATTGCACAGTTATAATCAGAATGAGTTACAAAACCTGTTTTGTGTCCAGAGAAGTTGTCTACAACAAAACCAGTTTTAAATCTATCCAGTCCTGCTGCATCTAATATCTGTAAAGTTTCTGCTTCTTGTTCTAATAAATTAAGGGTTGTAAAATCTTCAACTCTTTCAATTCTATCCTCTAGTTTTCCGATATCTCTCATAGTATATCGTCTGTTTCTTTCTTTAAAAATTCTTACTTTTTTAACATCTTTTACAAATGGTGGTATAACTATTTCAGCTATTTTCATGTGTTCATTTTGAGAAAGTTCTTTTGGAAATTTGACGATTGATTCTTCGTCAGGTATACCTTCTTTGACAACAAATTCACCAAGATAGTTTAAATATAAAATATCATTTCTTGCTAAAAAGAAATCTAAATCATATTGAAAATTAGAATTATCTTTTGGTATATTAACAACTGATGAACCAGTACCTGTAAATGTTCTTGAATTGAAATCAAAAGATGCAGATGTTACTTTATCTATTGATTCACCTTGTCTTGTTGATGTTGTGATTGTTGCATTAGCAACCTTAGGTCTGAAATCTACACAATCGTGTAACTTGAATAGACCAGCTGGCCTTCTTTGAGTAGGGTCTATTCTTGTTGCAACAAAATCTGGTATATCTTCATAATCAATACCAGAATAAGAATCCACTGTAAAGAACTCACCATTACCATGGTCAAAATAATCACACACAATTAATAGTTTACCAATTGCCTGTGGTGCATTTTGTTTTCTTACAATTCTTGCAATATCATAAAAGTTATCTCTCATACCATCGTCTAGTGTATAATTTGCTGTAACATCATTATCACCTGCAGTTAATGTTCCAACCACAGCTGTCGCACCTGATGTCTGTCCTGTAATGGTTTCGCCTGCTGAAAAGTCTGTATTTGATTTTAAAACATATGTTATAGGTGAAACTAAATGAATTATCTCACCAATCGCACCACTGGTGCCACCAATAATTCTTTCACCTTTAGTAAATGTACCAATAAAACTTGTTGCAGTAAATTGAGGTAAAGTAACATCAGTACCAGATGCTGCAGATTCAAATATAGCTCTTAAATTGTAAACATCACCTCTACCTAAAGATATTTCTTTATGATGAGCAGATGTACCATATATTGCAGCACCAGCAACACCATCATTATCTACATCGATAAGATGCATTGCATTGTTTGTTTTTGTATTTTGTTGAACTGAAGTTTTTGTTAAGGTTGCAACAACTTTAACTTTATAATCACCAGAAGACCCAAATACTGTTGTTGATGTTATCGTAGCTGAACTAGAACCCGAACCACTTGTTGTTACATTAGAACCATCTATGTCTACAATATCACCTGTTCGTCCAGTACCACCAGCACCCCCTTGGTCTAAAATTGATATAACATAATCAGTATTATTGAATGCATTAAATGTTTCATTAGAACCTGCAGTCATAGATATTTGACCTGATGAGTTAACTGTTACAATAAACTGTCTTCTAAATGTAAACGAAGTATCTGAAACACCATTGTTTGAGTCTGTTAATAAAGTTTTACAAAAAGGTTTTTGTAATTTTCTTATCAAAATATTTCTGTCTTGGTCTTTTAAAACTGTTCTTGTTCTTGTTGCTGGAACTGTTGTAATACTATTTGTTAATGTAACTATTGCTGCTGTACCAGAAGAAGTATCTGGAGTTGTTGGTGAACCAGCAACTGTATAAGTTGCAGTATTATCACCAGTTCTTGTTAGTGTAAATTTACCATTGTAGTTACTTGCATTGTGACCTTTTATGATTACAGTTCTAGAACCAGAACCAGGTAAGATAGTACCACTACCTGATGCAAACGCACCAGCAGATGTAATAGTTGCAGTTGTCGATGTCCTTGTTGTGTTTGCAGTAGTAACATCATCAAAACCTTCTAACACATAATAAGTAAGTTGAGTATTACTTGTTATTGCTTCAACAACAATTTTTTCTGCAACACCATTATTACCTGATGGTATTTCAATAGCATCACCTACTCTTAATTCTGTTGTAAATAATGTACCAAAACCAGTAAGTGTTTTATTACTTGGTTCTGTTGATACTGTTCCAGTTAGAGTAAAAGTCGATTCTTGTACAGTATCACAGGTAAAATCTTCACCAGCGTCTGGGTCATTCATAAACATTGAATGAACCATACTAAAATCAAATAGTTGACTTGATGCAATAGTTAAATCTGTATTACCAGAGTCCTCAACAATTTCATCAGTTTCAGCTGAACTTGTCGATTTAACTTTTTCACCATTTGTGAATGTACCTGTTACACTTATTAAATTAATTCTATTACCACTTGTATTATCTACGAATCCAGTTGCACCAGAAGTAACACCTGTTACTTTTGCACCTGTGTTTAAACCACCAGAAGGAGTTGCACTCATAACCAATTCGGTTATCATTTTAATATCAAAAAGATTTATTTTATATTGTGTATCATTATCGGCAGCTGTACTTAAAAAATTCGTAACACTACTATTATTACTATCTAATTCAATAGCTCTTATTCTTGCATTACCTATTTTTGTACCTGCACTACCAGATGGTAATAAAGAACCTGCCTCTGTTCCTCTAGCAGCAGAACCACCACTTTTAGCTGCTGTAAAATTATCGTGTAATGAAACTTCTCTATATGGTTTTGCAATTTCACCAGAAATTTCTGGTGTTAAATCTGGTATTTGAAATAAGTTTGTTGTACGAACAAAGTTACCAACTTCGACAGGTGTGATACCTGCATTAATGTTTCTTGTTGTTCTTGGTTTTTCTATATCTACAAAACTTGGTGCAATCTTTTCTAACTCATAACCTTTTACATATGCTTTACCAGGTGATACTTGTAATGTCATCAATGTATTTGAAGCAGTATTACCACTATCAGTTATAGCACCTGAAGAATAAATTCCTTCGTTTAAACCATCGGTTAAATTTTCTTTTGGAACAACTTGAAACTGTCTATCAGATAAAGAATAGTGACCTGATTCATCAAAAGTTCTTCTTGCAAGTGTATCACCTAATATTGAGTATTCTGTATCTCTTGCTTTAAATTGTAATACACCTTCTTTAACTCTTAACAACTCAATAAAATTAGAATCTGCAGTTGAGTTAAGTGATAACTTTGCAAGTGTCAAAGCTACCTTTAATCTATGTGCACCCTTTGCATTTTCATTACTACTACCAGTGGCGTTATCTAATAAACTAGTATCATTCTCTGGAGTAACCAGTGTTTCTGTAATTGTAAAACCTACTCTGTATGACGGAGTATTTGTATATTTGTCTAATACTAATCTTTGTGCAGAATTTCTTACAAATGTACCTCTAATAAAATAAACACCAGCATTTACATAAGCAGATGAACCAGTTGCAGTACCATCTGTTGCTTGTACTGTTGCAGACTCTTGGTCTATAACAAAACTTCCTACTGCAACATCAGCTGAAATATTTTCACCATTTTGAAATACTTCTGCAACCTTATCATTACCTGTACGAATATACTTTACAAATAATGTAATTGGGTCACCACCACTTAATTCAGCACTAGATGAGGAATCTGCAGCAGCCACTGTTATTACTTGTGCTTGAACACCAGAAGAGGCACCTGTGATAACAGAATCGACATAAGTGTTTAAATATGACGATATGTCAGAACCTGCAAATGTAGAGTTTAATTTTACTGCATAATACTCATCAGTAAAACCAACTTCACCAGGTATTACCTGTGCACCTTCTTTGAAAATGTTTTTACCAAGTTTTTCAATTTGGTCTTGAAGTATTGATTGTTGTGTTGTTAATTCTCTTGCTTGAACAGCAAAACTAGGTCTGTACAAAACTCTATGAAAATTATCTGATTCATCAAAATCGTCATAATAAGGTGCGATGTTTAAATTCGTTAATTGTCCCATTTAAAACTCTACTATAATTTTTATATCTTCAGTTTGGTCAGAAGCTCTTGAAATTGGTCTTCTATTTTCTATGTATATGATGTCTCCACTATCTGGTTGAACTTCAGGAGTTGAATAACCAGAAACAAATACTGCACTATCGACAGTTGATGAACTTGAAGATGGTGTGCCAGATGCACTTGAATCTGCACCGTTAATTGTATTCGTTCCCGAAAATGCAATTAAATTACCAGATGAATCAACTCCGTGATTTGAAAATCTTTCTTGACAGTAATAAAGTATTTTATTTGTTGCATCCCATTCTACTACTTTACCAACTGCACCAGTTGTCGCTTGTGTAATTTTTTCATCTGTATCAAAGTTACCTGAATTGGATGCTAATAATACAGCTTTAGTTTGTCTACCAGTCGTTGCTGTAAATAAACTTGTACTACCAAATTGAGTTGGATTCTTAACTATACCAACTTGTCTAAAATCGTTTTGTACTGTAATATCAGAACCTTCTTCTTGTTCAAATTTAGTATTCATCATTACAAAATGAGAACCTAATTCTGTTTGTGCATCACGACCATGACCAACAACAGGTGAAATAATTGGTGTGATAGCTCCTGCACTTGCAGAGTTCCAAGTTGTTTGTGTAGAACCTGATATTAAAGATGTTGCACCAGTATCTGTATAGATATTAGTTGATGCAAGACTTACTGTTGCAAATGTATAACCTGAACCTGCTGCTTGAACAGTTGATACACCACTTTCACCAAAGTATGTAATTGCATTACCACTCACTACTATTTTTAATATACCACCAGTACCGTCACCTTGAACTTTTGCATAATAAGTACCATTTGGATAACCAGAACCTTGACTAGTTACTAAAAACACATCTATCGGTGCACCATTAAATGGTGCAGTATCGCCACTTGCACTAGCTGCAGCACTAGAAACTGTTGAATCAGTTGTGGCAGGCATGAAATCTGTTGTAAGAAATTTTGATATTTCTGAAGTTGATAATGTGTACATATATTGTAAATAATAACCACCCACAAATTGTTTTACTGGTGAAGTAAAAGTTGGTTCTGAACTTAAAGCTTGTGTATTACCAGTTGAACTATTTAAATTATACAATACTTTATAAACTTTGTGTTCAGATGTAATGAAGTAAAATGTAGAATCAAATAAACTTGTTGCACTTGAATTATTGGCTACATTAGAAGTTGATATATTATGTTCGTACATATCGTAAGTAGTACCAGAAACGAATGTTCTACGATTTATTACTCTTGCAACATCAGTTGATGCAATTTTGTTTAATCCTAACATTGAGTCATAACGATAATTTTCAGATGTAATGTCATCTACTGGTGTTGGAGGTGAAGTGTCACTACCACCAGAAGTTCCACTGGTGAAAGGACTTGATTTTCCCAAGAACATATAATAATGTTCATTAGATTCTGAAAATGATTCTTCAAACTGCCCAGCGTTTTGAAGTCTAAATTTTTCTGTAATAATTGCAGCCATTGTTATTCCTTCTTATATTTATGACGGTTCTTTTGGCCATGTAACTTTATTTACTTTGTCTTCGGTATCTAAATCTTTTGGTAAATCCCTTAACGCTTGTCTATAAGTCTTCCAATCAGAACTCATTGTCACATCAGAGTTAGCCATCCAATCCGATTGTGCAAGTTTATTATTTCTTTCCATTCTTAAACCAGCAATCGCTCTATCG